CGCTTGCGTAGTGTCGATTTTATTTAACTTATTAAATTTATTATAACGGGATGATCTCGCCCCTCACATAATCGTGAGCCTCGCCTTTCTTCTCAAGCCCTGTTTTGATGGAGTGGCACTCGTGACAGAGGCTTTGGAACCTATTGCCCATCCATTTGTCCCTGTCTTGCTTGTGCGGGATGATATGGTCTACATGATGGGCTGGTGCAATCTTTCCTAATGACTGACATCGAGCGCAGATCGGGTGCTTTGATAGCTGAATCTGTCTAAATTGCTTCCATTGTTTTGTGTTGTACAGCTTGTTGAATGACCGTCTAGTTTCTGTGAGTGATCCGCCGTGGTCATTGCAGAATGTTGAGCCGTTGACCTTTGGATTCTTGCAACCGAGTTCTCGACAGGTTGTTTGCTTCGGTGTTCGCGGCATCTTTATATCCTGATGCGTATGCTGCTCTTGCTACAGACTGAGCCTTTTGTAGGGTAGGGAATGGTCCCTTGCTTCCCCAGTACCATCCTTTTGTTGTCTTTTTGTAGGGCATTACTTGAGGAATCTCAGTTTATAAAGCGTAGATTGCATGAGCGCAACGATCTCGTCCACACTGTTCTGAATGGCTGAGTCATCACCCATCGAGCTTCTATAGACCCTCACATACTCAAGCATGTACTCTAATTCAGCTATGGCTGTTTGCTCTGGTGCTCTGTACTCAACAGGATAGTTAAGAATCTTAGCCTCTAACCCTTGATACTGCTCGACCACTGAATCTACTAAGTCACCGAGGTCATCGTAGTAAGAGCCTAGAGCTTTGTGCTCGGCATACGACTTAGACTGTAGGTGCAGGATGTGTGCGTTGGTGACACCGTGTAACAGGCACATAATGAATTCGCCCGGACTTTTAGCCGGACGTTCAGCTCGCAAGGCTTCCAGAAAGTGCTTTTTCATTGTGTTGCCTAAAAAAATGCCCTCATTGCGAGGGCTAACCAACAAGGAGGAGGTCCGAAATCATTGTAATTCGCTCAATGTTTGGAATCAAGGTCCTTTTTGAACGCCTCGATTGACTTGAGTAGCTCCTTGCTTTTCTCTTCCAGTTCAGCCGACATTTCTTCTATTTCTTCCAGTTGTAACTCAATTTTGTCCCAGTCCGTAAGATCCTGAGTCAGACTGTTCACATACGCTTGTTTTGCTGCTTTCTTGAGATCCATTGTTTATCCTTTGAATTTCTCGGTTGATATACCAAATTGCTTTTTTGAGATCCTCGGTTGCATCTTGAGACTTTAGACCTGCCCGAAGGATGTACTTGATTGCATTACCTAGACAGAAATTCATGTGCTCGGTAATCTCAATTACTTCGATGCCCGATGGGTGAGACTTGTAGTGCTTTGGGTTTATCGGGTCGCTCACAGTAATTCCTTTATATGCTCGGGAACCTTTGGTAGCGGAGCCCACGCTACGGCCCAGTCTGACCAGTGACCGATGACACAAACTCCACCGGGATTTAATAGAAGCATCTTAGATCCTAACGGTGGTGTCTTGTCTTTGGGTGTCATCCAGTGCGTATGCCCTGAGGTGTAGTCTTTCATTTTTTGAAGTAATACCACGCCCACGCTCCGTGTCTGCCTTCTGTCCATTTGTACCGAGTCTCTCTGTCGACAAGACCTTTTGCCATCAGCGCTTTTAGGTGCTTCCTTGCGCCCTCTGTCGTGCAGCCGAAATGCTTTGCTAATTCGATGAGCGAATAAGGCTGCGTAAGGTGAGCAAGATAGATCTTCTCGGTTTTAGTCAGCGGTTTGTGTTTTTTTAGGATCTGGCGGACTAACCATTTGACTTGATCCGTGTGGTGAACAAGTCCGAGGTTATGCGCCATTCTCTGGATTTCAGCGCCGGTCATTGCTCACCCCTTGCTCTGATTGCTTCAGCGCATTCGTTGGCTGCGTCGTTGTAATAAGTTGCTGCCGCACCATCTTCTGGCGGGACATATCCGCCGTATCTAATGTCATCACACACCTTCGCACACGCCTCACGCTCTGCTGCTGCGACAAGTTCGGCGAAACGTACTAGGCTTTCTTCTTTTCTTCGCATCTGCCACGTTTCAATTGTCGGGCCGATGTCTATTGGCAGCAGCCCAGCCTGCTTCGCCATCTTGATGATGTCGTCTCGTGTCATGTGTTCTTCTCCTTTAGTTTGGCTTCGATGGCTCGGGCAAATCCCCATCGATCAAACCACTCTGAATTACTTGCATCAAACTTTTCGGACAGATAACCTAAATTTTGTATCTCCTCCTCCGTCAGCCCAACCCATTTACGCTGTTTTGTCTCTGCAACAGCCTGCCGCAAATCGTTGATCGCTTCCTCTGCAACCTTTTGCGGATAAACCGTAATCATTGGTCCTCCATCTTTAGGCTTTCTGACCTGCCATTTAGCCAACGGGTCTAGGAACCTCTCAATAATTTCTAATGCGGTTAAAGCTCGTTTCATTGTTTCAACATGTCCTTGCTTATTAGCCGGACAGTCTCTGCCTTGATTGCACTTCTGATTGCATGGTGGACAAGTGCTCATTGATTCTTTTCCTTTAATTTAGTTTCAACATAGTTAGCAAACGCTTTGCACCAGCCTTCAGGGTCATCGTTCCAATCCTGATTGGCATCGTATTCAGCGTGACAAAACGCATCGTGAATATCATCGCTGGTAAGACCAACCCATTCACCAGACGCAGCGTAAAGTTTTGTGCCAACCTCAATCCCACTTGCGTCATCCCATGCGACACAAGGTCTGCCGTTTGTTTCAATCCGGTAAACATGAGCCACATGGCAGGTTATCTCGGCCATAAGTACGTCGCTGCTTGAAATGCGCCAGCGTCCACTAATGTTTCTTCGTCGATTTCACGCCCACCGGGCAGCACATAAACGTTCTTTTTGACGTAGTGGGGCACTATGGTGATCTTCTCGAAAAGATACACCTTGACCCAATCACGCTCTTGTTTCGGTTCTTGTTTTTTCATGTTGAATTCCAAAAGGGTTATTCCAAAGGAAAGGTTTGTTTCTGTTTTGCAACTTAATCTCGACTGCGTTGTAACCGTATGCCCTGCCAATCTTCTTAGCGACCGAGGATTGATGCGACAGCAGCCTTCTTGTGATCTTGCCCTCGGCTAGTAAAGGCATTAGCGCGTTTTGAATTAACTTAGGGCTTATCTTCATCTTTTCGGCTAGCTCTTTCACCGTCACCGGGCTGATTCTTTTCTGCATATATTTAAGACAGGCTAATCCACGATCAATCTTTGCCTGCTTTTGAAGTCTTGTAAGACTCATTTATCTGCTCTCCTTTGCGCTGCTTCATTCGTATATTTCGTGCCGTAGCGCTTTTTCAGTTTTTCAATGTTGTGCTCAAGGATCATGTTTCTGTTGAGACCGAGCTTTTGTCGTATGCCCTCAAGATAGAACTCGATGTCGCCCAACTCCTCAATCACGTTGTCGATGTCTAAGGGTTTTTGGTAGATCGCCCACTTCTTGATTGCGTCCAAAAGCTCCCCGGACTCCCCGGAAACTCCAATCGACATGTGCAGCACAAACGCTTGATCCGGGCTGAGATCGTCAAGGATGTCGCATCCCGGTTTAGCAAGCGCTGTGACTAATTCCGTGTGGTTCAAAATGGTGACTCCTCTATGGTTTTTAAAATGTCGCGCTTAGTGACTTTCTTTTTCTTAACCCATTTGCCTTTTACTAACGTCTGTTGAAACGGCCAGTTAGGGTGTTTTGCTAGCTCTTTCGTTAATTCCATATCGCCTCCGTAAAATTACATTGTCGTAAGCCTGCTTTTCCCCGCAAAGCGTTTACCGATAGGAGGCTGATTTGGGCTGATATTCGGTAGGCAATCCCCCAACTTCCTGAACGTACTGCTGGCTCTGTCTGTCGAACCAGAGCTTTGCAACACCCTCCCATTCACCGTTCCTTTGCTTCTCGAAAGAAAGGAAGGCATCCGGGATGGAATGGTCCACCACGCCATTGGCCTCAAAATCGCGCTCCTTCGATTTATTTCTGTGCATGAGGATTACATTGTCCACTTGATCTGCGACGCTCCCAGACCCCTTTAAATCGTTTTTAGAGGGTGTTCTGTTGTCATCCGACTGTTTCCTGATATGGTGAACAAGATGAATGTGAATATTCTGATCTCGCGCAAGGCCGCACAGCTCGTCTGTAAAATTTTTCTGTGCGTTGTAATCGTCCTCGCCGCGAACGCACTTCATTAGGCTGTCGATAAAGTAGTGCTGGCAACCGAGCATCGTCTTGCAGTAGATACCAACCCCTAGAACTTGAGGTGGGCTTACAGTTCCCTGTACATCGTAAAACCAGAGTCGGTCTTTGACCCACTCCTTAAACTTCTCGTGGGCTTGCATTGTGGGAAACGCCATTCTTGACCACTGCCTGACCATCCGCTTGAGTGTCCTAACCGGCTTCATCTCAAACGAAGCAATCACTACCTTTTGATGCTGGTGGATCAGGTGCAGAGCGATCTGTCCTGCAAGCAGGCTTTTGCCAGATCCGTTTTGCCCCGCAAGCACCGTGACCTCACCGAGTCTGTAGGAGAACTTGTCCGCGAGTTTTTCAAAAGGCATCACAATGTTCGGCTCTTCCGACGGATTCCTCATCTCCTCAATGAGATCATCCATACAGTCGGCAGCGGGTCTAACTTTCACAGATGCTTCCATCTGTTCATACCACGCCTGATAGTCGAGGTTTTCGAGGATCATGCGTCGACCTCCGAATCCCAGTAGAGGCCGGGGGCGTAGTTAGCTATCACGCGGGCCGGGGCACATATTTTCAGAGCTTGCAAGATAAGGTGGACGTGGTCAGGATCTCCTCCATTAAGATGCACCCGTAGTCCTCTGACCCACCTAAAGTCTCGGTCTTTAGGCTCAACGACAACAACGGGATATTCCGCGTCATCGTCTGGCTTTCCAACAAAGTCGATAAAAACAGCTTTAGGTGGTTTGCCTGCAAGCTGTAGGTTGTTTACGAAGTCGTGGCCTTTCATTACGTTGCCCTCCGATTTAGATCGTTCATGTTTGAAGGGCTGCTGATTTGCACTACATTGCCACGCTTTTCTCTAAGCACCCAATTCTTAAAAGCTCGTGACCAATCCCTTTTCTCCGCATCCCGGCCTTTCTTCTCCAGCCAATACGCCTTGAAACTAAAGATGACATGCTGTGGATTTAGATCCGGTCTTTCCTTTGCCATAAAAGCCAGATCGTCTGCACTCGGCATCCAATCTTCGGGGAGACGCGTAGCTTTTGGGAGTTTCTTTGCCTCTCTCTCTGTCTCTCTCTCTGTCTCTCTCTCTGTCTCTCTCTCTAGAGCATCATGTTGATATTCACTTGATATCAAGTCGATATCATCTCGTACCAACCAATGATCTAGCCTTGAAATGTCATTTCTCAGCTGTTGAATGGACAATCTAAGCCTAAAAGCTAAGGTTTCTTCGTCGGGCAAACGACCATCGTCCTCGCTAGCTATAACCCAAAGCATGACAAGCGTTTTAGCTGCTTTTGGCTCAAGGTTATGCCATTCCCTATCGTCCAAAATGTCACGATAGAGCTTGATCCACGGTGGTTTGCGGTCGCGAAAATGCTGAAACTTCGACCAGTTCTTGATCTGCATAAGACTTTCCTTCAAAAAGTCATCTTCACTGATGAGGTGCAAACGGCAGGCAGGTGAAGAATCTGCTTTTCGGTAGCTAACCTAGCCGATGCGATAAAACAGCCTTGAGTCTAAATCAGAATTCGAACACCTTGCAAGTCCACCCTGCTTTCAACTTGCCCCATCCGTGGACCTCAATCTTCCATTTCGCCTTAAGGATTGCTGGCAGATGCTCCGATTCCTCAATCTTCCTGATCCTTGCGTTGACATTCCCTCTGGAAGTTGTCTGCACCAGCAGCGTCTCAGTGTCCCTGATAGCTAGGATGTCGCCAATACCGAATAGGTCCTGTCTGATGCGAGCATGTGGGTTCCACTTCTCGACGATCTGACAGAGATAGCCTTCTTGCCTGAGTTTCTCTAGGCTTCGTTGCGTTGGTGACTTGCCGCTCATCGTGTAGAACCTGCCTTTCGTCTGCTGGTATTAGATTTGTCTTGCAACCGTCTGTGGTTTCGCTAAGATTACTTCACCAACTAACGGAGAGCGAAATGAATCAAATTAAATTTATGAAATACTTTGTAACTAACGGCGAATACAAAGCCAAAGTGCATTACGTTTTAGGCGAATTAAAAGATGGCCGCACTTGCGTAACTCTTTACGCAAAGGAATACAACCAAAATCTCGGTTACATCTTTCCTTGCGATTACCAAAACAATTCAGACATCATGACCGATTATTTTGAAAAAGGTCGTGTTTACATTTTTGCTGATGATCCATTGTTTGAGGCGGCAAAAGCACGTTGCAGACATTAACAACCGGGGCCTCGCGCCCCTTTTTGCTATGAACGAAGATTATTACTTTGACAGGATGCTATATGAACACGATAGAGAAAGAGAAGAAGATCAGCTTATTGATAGATTGGTCAGTGGCGATTTTGTTTGGGATTTTGTTTGGGACGATGATGTTCCTTTTCATAAGATAGAACGTTTTTACAGGATAAAACGATATGCAGAAAGTTTACGAAAGCATCAGCAAAGTGATGAGCGCGATCTCCAAAGCAGGGATTGCCAAACAGAGAACTAACGAAGCTCAGAGATACCAGTTCCGCGGTATCGACGATGTTTACAATGCAATGGCTCCCATACTTGCGGAGCATAAGCTGTGCATCCTCCCTCGCGTTACAGACCGTCAGGTTGTCGAGCGTGTCAACAAGTCTGGCACTGCTTTGTTCTATGTCACGGTCTCAATGGAGTTCGCTTTAGTCTCCGGCGAGGATGGCTCTAGTCACGTCATATCGACCATTGGCGAGGCTATGGACTCAGGTGATAAAGCAACCAATAAAGCAATGTCAGCGGCTTATAAGTACGCTCTGATGCAAGCCTTTTGCATCCCCACGGAAGGCGATAACGACAGTGAGAATCAGACCCACGAGGTAATGTCTGAATCAACTTTCGACAAAGATCTTGAGAAGATCTCCAGCGCTAACAAAGACAATCTCAGGAAAGTTTATGAAGAGGTTTTTGTTAAGCACAAGAAATCGCCTGACCTTGTAAAACAAATCGAAGCAGTTAAAGACAAACGTAAGAAGGAGCTAGGCCTGTGAGACCTGTTTACGAAACTGAGTTAGATAAAAAAAAAGAACTCGCCGTAGCGCAAACGTTTGCTGACCGTTTCAACTACGACATTTACCGACTTCCAAAGTTCTACGAAATGGACTTTGCCGCCTATCAGAACGGGCAACTGGTCAGATGGGTAGAAGTAAAAATAAGAAATTGTAAGTCGACCGACTACAACACTTATATGCTTGATTTTGGAAAGTTACGATCTGCCATCAGCATCCAAAACGCGTCGCAAAGATCGGTTGTTCTTGTTGTCCAATGGACCGACACGATGAAGTATTGGACGTTCCGAGTTGGTTATCCAATCTTACCCGGCGGTCGTACAGATAGAGGAGATCCTGATGATGTTGTTCCTTGTGTTCATATACCTATTCATCAATTTGTAGACGTATGAACCCTCACAAAGCCGTCGACTACATCCTGAAACACGCTCGGCAGTTTGCAGACGCAAGAGCTCAACGTGTTTATCTGGAGGAGTTCAGGAAGTCTAAGAAAGCCATCCTGATGAAGGCTAGTCTTGAGTCAGCTTTGGGTGCTCAGGAAAGAGACGCTTACGCTCACCCGGAGTATCTGGAGCTTTTAAAGGGTCTAAAACAAGCGGTCGAGATCGAAGAAAAGTTACGGTGGGACCTGATCGCAGCGCAGGCGAGAATTGAGATCTGGAGGTCTGAGCAAGCAAACATGCGAGCCGACATTAGGAACACTGCGTGAACTGGCGGTCTAAGAAACTCTTAGAGGCTTGCAGGGAACTACCCTGCGGGCTCTGTGGTGTCGAGGATGGAACGGTTGTCGCGGCTCACTCTAATCAACAGAAAGACGGAAAAGGAACGGGTATCAAGGCGCATGACTTTAGGGTCGCTGCGCTCTGCTACAGATGTCACATGCAGATAGATCAGGGAGGCGCAGGGAAAGAAGAGAAAAGGCAAGCGTGGGAAGAAGCCCACAGAAAGACGATTGGTTGGTTATTTGAAAAAGGAATCTTAGATGTCATCAGTAAATAAAGTGATCTTGATTGGTAACGTAGGCAAAGACCCTGAGTGCAGATATACAGAAGCAGGAACGGCTCTAGCGAATCTCACTCTTGCGACAACTAATCGCTGGAAGAACAAACAAGGTGAGCCGCAAGAAGAAACCGAGTGGCATCGTGTTGTTGCTTATGGAAAGTTAGCCGAGATCATCGAGAAGTACGTCCAAAAAGGTAAGCCGTTGTACATAGAAGGTCGTTTACAGACCCGGAAGTGGACAGACAAACAAGGAGTCGACAGATACACCACTGAGATTATTGCTGAGAGCCTACAGATGCTCGGACAAAAAGGTCGAAAAGACGACGATGACGAGATCGCATTCTGATGGAACAGGGAACCGAGGAGTGGAGGCTTGCACGGTTGGGGAAGGTGACAGCTTCCCGCGTCTCAGATGCGCGAGCTAAAAAAGGAACGGCTACACGAGCGAACTACATCGCAGACATCCTTGCTGAAAGACTGACAGGGACCGTAGCCGAGACATTTACGAACAGTTATATGGAATGGGGAACATTAAATGAGCCTTTAGCAAGAGCCGCGTATCAAATAAAGACGGGTCGCTGGGTAGAACAGATCGCCATCGTCGACCACCCGACAATCCCTAACTTTGCTGCAAGCCCTGATGGTCTAGTCGAGGATGGGCTTATAGAAATAAAGTGTCCTAAGACCTCGACGCATATCTCTTATCTAACAGCGGGTGAAGTGCCTACAACTTACAAGAATCAGATGATGGCACAGATGGCTTGTACGGGTCGTAGGTGGGTCGATTTCGTTTCCTTTGACCCTAGACTGCCCGAAAGACTACAGCTCTTTGTGGTGCGTTTTGAGCCGCCTGAGGATGATATTAAGAACCTAGAAACGGACGTTGTTAATTTTTTGACTGAAGTAGATAATCTAATGGAGAAGCTATGAACTGGAAGGAACTCATTGAAAGCCAACGATCCCCTAGAACCTTTAGACCTGTCGAGGAGATCTGGCGCGAACACGGCTGGAGACCTCCCTCCACAGAATGCCCAGACACGATTGAAAAGCACCGAGCTTTTAGAGCGTGGTCAATGGCTGGAGATCATCAAAGCGGTGAAGTCCAGTGATAGATCGGAAATTACGCAGGCTTATGAAAAAGCTATGCCGTATGTCGTTGCGGATTGGGCTCACTGGCTTTTATCGAAGCCTCGTCCGCAAAGGCTCCCTCTTATAGAAAAGATCGCAAAACACCACGGGGACGCAGTGGGTGAGATGGTGAAAGAAGCACTCACCCGCTTGCATAAAGAGAAGATTCAGCGACGCGACGCTTAACCAAACCGGGAAGAACTTTGCCACCTCCCTTTGTCCACATCATAAAAGCCTTAGCTGCTCCCTCGTAATCACCGCGGTCATTCTTCATTCTGATCGTAGAGCGCTGGTAATTTCCTAAGCCAGCGTTGTACGCAAAACTGACAATAGCGTCGAACCTTGACTGACTGCTAGCCAGATTAGGAGACATTCTAAGAACACCGCGCTCGAAATATTGCAGATCGCTCTCAAAAAGGCTATCGACCTCCGCTTGCGTCCAGTTTCGACTATCGCCGGGACTGATTGCGTATTCCTTCCTAAGAATGCCTGTGTAGCCGTTTTTACGCTCATTAGGGAGCCTTATCTGATCTTGATATAGGACATGACCATATCCCACTGTCCAGAGGCTTGCAGGGCATAAATAAGGCCTTAGACGGCATCCCTCGAACCTGTGCATCAGGTCGATGCCAGCTTGCCCTGTTTTCATTTCTTCCAGCTGCGCGACCCGAACCAAAAACCTATGATGCCGCCTAGCATTGCCATTTCATCATCACTAAAAATGATCTCCGCGACCTTGATGAGATCCTCCATCGACTGCACTAAATGGGGATGCTGCCAGACGTAATAAGCAAGAACTGCATTCACCGCAATAAGCTCAAGAATTAGTAAGTAAGTGACATTGGGTCTGACTGTGCCGATGTAATTAACAACCCATTTACTTGATTTCTCAATGATCTGTTTGTCATGATCCAGTGCAGCCACAGTCATTTGTGCATCAGTCTGCATTGCTATCTGATCGGTTCTTATTTCCTCGATTCTTTGTTGAGCAAGAAAACCTTCTTTTGCTAAGGCAAGCTCGCGCTCAGATTGAACTCTTGCAAGCTCAAGCTCGTGCGCTTGATCGGCTTTATTCTGGAAATAGTCAAGAAGTTTCGGGAGGCCGGAGATTAAAAGACCGCCGAGGGTCGATAAAAGTGAAAGCATAACTACCCCTTAGCGGTTACAACATCAGCACCTTTTTTGACAGTAACTTTAGATCCTTCAACATCAACTTGCATGGGTTGCTCTGCGCGATCTAACTTATCAAGACGGTGAATCAAGTCTTTAATAACTTCAAACTCAGGCTTTTCTTGTTTGGCAGCAGTTCCTGCAATGCCGTTCAGCATCTGTATAAGTGCAGTAAGTGAAGCGCCCAAAAGACCCATTACCGCAGCGATCTTCTCGCCCTCTAAGAACAGGGATGCTCCAACACCGACAAGCACGATCAGGAAAATGTAGAGAAGCCCATCTTCGCCAATCGCTTTGCCTGCGACTTCTTTGGCAGAATCTTGAGCCTTTAGCTCTTCTAGCTTGATTCTGGCTTGAGCTTTAAGCAGTGCCAACTCATGAGATTTATCGTCCATTACTTGTCGGCTTTGCCATCTAGCTTGTCAAAGATCTTGCCGAGCATAAATTTAATCTCGTGAATATCGGTCTCGTAATCCTTCTTAAGGACATAATCGTGAGGCAAATTCTTTTCGATGTCACGAAGATCGCGTTGCATTTCTTTTACAGCCTCCCAAACAACTCGGAAGATCCACCCGAACGCCGCTGAGATTGCGCCGAATAAGATGTTAATGAGAGTCTGGCTGTCCATAATATTCAAGATTCCTGATAAGCCGTTCATCATCTGGAGACAGCCTGACTGCCTCCGCTCCGTGTCTTATCGCTTCTTCTCTCAGGCCTAAATTGTAAGCAGAAATAGCCGCTAAGTCATGAGGCTTAGATCCCCACACTTCTGGGTCACAAGTGTAAACAAGTTCTTTACTTTTAATCTCTAAAGCCATTGTCGCTGCGTGATGGCATTCCTTCCACATTGATTTTCGGTAATACGACATCGCCGCATCTACCCACGGCTCTCTGGTTCCCGGAGCCTCAGCGATAGCCATACGAAACCACTTGAGAGCCTCCCAGTGATTTCCTTTCTCATCGTGAGCCTTCCCTAGGAGCCGCATCGCATAACACCGCTCGTTAGGCCAATCAGCTCGAGGGTTGTTTAGGTAAGTATGCAGAGCCTCTATTGATTCGTCCCAAAGGTTATAAAAGGTCAGTTCTCTGGCAAAGTAGAAAGCATTTCTAGGACAGCTCGGATCTTCTTTAACAGCCATTCTAAGGAGATCAAGATACTGACCGCGTGACTTAGTAGGATCTGGATGATGAGAGACTAAGAGTTTGTCAGTATGTGCATAGACCTCTTGAATGCGAAGGTCAGGCCGTGGGTATTCATGAATAGCGTGATGGAACCTGTAGCCTTTTTTTGCGAAGATCTTTTCGTAGTAAAAACAAATGCCTTGACCCCAATCGAACTTGTACCTAAGTCTAGTAGTCTCTGGAGTCCAAACACGCTCGATCTCTTCCCGCCAGCCGGGTTCTAAGACTTCATCTAAATCTAGCGAAATGATGACATCTACATCAGCGGGGACTAGAGCTAAGGCAGCGTTTCTTGCTAGGTCAAATCGCCACGGGGTGATTGAGATGTCATAAACAGTGATGCCGCACTCTCTAGCAATATCAGCGGTTCCGTCTGTTGATCCGGTATCGGCAAGAATAATTAAGTCAGCATCTTTGGCCGACTCGTAAAAACGCTTTACAAACTGAGCTTCGTTTTTTGATATTGCGTTAACGCAAATCTTCATGTCGTGTCCTATCAGAATGGATTAAAGGTCGAAACCGTTACTCCGTTGTTTGTAAGTGTATTAGGAGAACTTGAGTTATCTACAATTGTTGCAGATTGACAAGTAAGCAGTCTTGTATTCGCGTCGTTCGTTAGCGGTGACGTGGGAACCGGAGCCGATGAAACGCCAACTCCAATTCTATAACGGAGATTGCTGATATAAGCATTTGCCGGAGTTGTTAAAACGTTCCGTCTTATGCCTATTGTTGTGTCGTATAAAGACGGATCAGAAAAATTATTGGTTACGGTTGCGGCAGTGGCAGCAGTTCCGTTTATAAAAAATTGAGAATCATTTGATGCCGTCGATCTGCGAGAAAAGCAAACATAATTCCAAACGCCGCTACTAATTGCAACACTTGAAACATATGTCGATGATTCTTTTATGAGTCTAGGAACGCCCGTACCGTCAATGGCTATTTCAAATCCACCTGTAAGCCCAGAAATGTAGCCGCAACTAAATATTGATTGATAGGTCGCAGAATTTGGATAAATGAAAAACTCAATAGTGAATGCAGAAGCTCCCGGCGCAAGATTAGAGCTTGCAGGCATAGATATGTAATCCGTTTGCGAACTTACAAAAAGATTACTGTAATAAACCGGAAGCCCTCTAGGAGCGAATCCAGTTTTTGATGCAGCGCCAATGGAAGAAATGACCGGCATTACGCAAACCTTGATTGGCTTGCAAGCACTGTGAATGTGGCATTCGCCGTTTTAATCACGGTGTATGTATAAACATCAATGCCGTTTGCATTGCCAGCAGAAGGAGCAGAACCGCCAAACCATTCGACTGTTGCCGCAGCGCCGTCGACGGTCACTGATGAATTATAGTAAGCGGGAGATCCTTGAGTCGACAAGAACGCAAGCGTGATGCTTTGTCCTGTAGCCATCAACGAGTTTAATGTCGTTGTTGAGTTTCCTCGGATGTTTACAGTAAAGTTTCCAGAAGCCGCAGTGGTGTAGTACAAGACCGACTGAGTGGCTAATTCAAAATTGATCGTACCGGATGAAGGAGTAGCAGAGATCGTAACCTTCTCTAGCGCCGCTGATAAGGTAGTCTGAACAACACCATTGACAACACCTAAGGCTAACGTGTTGACGTTATCGGCTGTGATTTTAGTAGTCATGCTTCCACCCAACTCGTCGTTGCTTCATCCCACTGATACATCTTTCCATCAGTCGGCATCGCTACAGGAGCCTCCCACTGTGCATCAGCGTTTAAGAGCCAGCTAGCAAAGGGCTTAGGTGGAACAAACGCGTCAATGTCTGCTCGGTAGGTATAACCAATGCCTGCGTAGTTTTTACGCATGTTGCCGTTGTAGCTTGTCTGCTTCCATACGCCACCGAGAATCTTCTCTAGGTGCGCTGCGCCGATGTGTTCTTTCTCAACGCCAAACGCATCTGCCGTGTCTTTATTGTCAACAACGACAACCTGCTGCACGACACCGTTTTCATCTATTTTTGCAAAGTGAGCCATTACGCCTCCAACTTCAATCCGGTTAAATCCATCTCTTCCCCGACAACACCCACGGGAAAGGTGTTAAACGATAATGAGATTCGTGTGTCTTCGCCTTTGACCTCTGGAACCATGTGCGTGAGTGACGAAGGAAACAAAATCAGCCTGCCTGCATACGCCTCGAACCACCAGCTCTCAGAGTTATACGGATTCCATTGGTCAGGCGGGAATTTGATCTGCTGCCAACCGTCTTTGTAGAAATAAATCCTGTCATCAGGGTTGGTCTGCACATAGAACACGCCGCTGATGTAGCTATTAGGATGTGCGTGTTTATGATGATACTGACCTTGCTCGCTGTAATTACACCAACTCTGAGTCACTCTTAAAGATACATTGTGCTTAGGATTGACTGTGGATTTAAAGTAATCAGCAACTGAATCTTCTATAAAAGAACGGAGGTTTGTCAGTACAGGGTCACGCAGCACAAAGTTATTTGTTGATGTCGTGTTGCCCATGTTCGGTCTTGTCTCTAACTCACGGATGAAGAACAACTCTTCATCAGACAAGGGTCTGCCTAACTCAGCAAAACCTACGGGTATGGGAAAGAGATTATGCAATTGCATCTTCAATTTCCTTTTGTTTAATACCCATTTCTTCTAACTGTTCAGGTAGCCAGATCGTAGGAATTGAATCTTCAAACTCTCTGATCTTGTCTATCACCCAATAGACTTCTTCAATGCTCGGACAGGGACGAGGATCATCCCAGCGTGTAAAGACGTTATTAGAGATTTCCCACTTTGCACCGGGACGAAGTAGGTGCATGGCTGTGTCTATGCCTAGGAATTTATAAACTTTTGTAGTCATGTTATTGATTGATTTTGATGATTACGATACCGGAGCCTCCGGCAGAACCACTTGCGTTATACCCTCCACCAGCACCGCCACCAGAAAAAGCAGTTCCGGGATTCCCAGAGCTAGGATTGGTGCTAGCCCCAGCACCACCGCCGCCATTGCCACCGCTCCCGCCGGTTCCTAAAGCTCCGCCACCGCCACCGCCTGAAAAATAAACAGAACCTGAAACAACTTGCCCAACTCCTAATGATGTTGCTTGAGTAGAATTAATAATTGTTGTTACTGAACCAACTCCTCCTGCACCACCAGTTGTTCCATTTGGAGCGGAGCCACCGCTTGCTGAAGAACCACCTCCGCCACCACCGCCAAAATTAGGGGCAGAATTTCCAGATCCGCCATTGTAACCTTGTCTAGTTCCTGAAATAAATGACGATCCCGGATAAATTCCAGCTCCACCAGAACCAGCAGCTGTGCCAGGATTGCTAACACTTCCACCGCCGCCAGAGCTTCCGTTTTTACCATTATGATTTGGCGATGATGTATACCCACCACCACCACCACCGCCAAAAGCATTGATACCACTAAGAGAACCTGTGATGGTTGTACTAGAAACTGTTTGGCTTACGTTAACTGTGTAAGTGCCAGCCCCACCTGTTCCAGTGCCGTAAGCAGTAATAATCGTCCCTGATGCAACACCAGTCCCTGATAATGCCATCCCTGCGTAGAAAGTATTAGTAACCGTACCGCCTACAGTTAATGTCGTTCCAGAAATAGATGATGCTGTTCCTGATGCGTTAGATATTGATGGGTCGTTTGAAAACCCTGTTCCGGATATAGAAGAGTTCATGCCTGTAATACCACTAGAAGCTGCTCCTCCAGCAGCCCCTCCACCACCGACAATAATTGAATAATCAGAACCGGCTGTTACACTGACTCCTGAAGCTGTTCTAAAACCCCCCGCTCCACCTGCGCCTAATGAACCGCTACCACCCCCACCACCAACCACAAGGTAATCAACACTAGTCACACCAGTAGGACATTTCCACGTGGTAGTGCCTTTAAATACAAAGACTGTTTGGCTAGGTACGGTGTACTTGAGGATGACAATGCCGGAGCCGCCTGCACCGCCTGTTGCAGTACCGGCAGCGCCACCACCGCCACCTCCCGTGTTAGGTGCACCAGCAGTTCCGGCCCCTGAATTAGACGCATCACCGCCACCTCCTTTATCTGCTGTAGTTGACGTCCCGCCACCCAATCCAGCAGTGCCACCAAATACAGCAGACCCGCCACCACCGCCAGCGTAACTTACAGATGTCCCTGTAATGGATGAAAAAGAAGCCGTACCTCCTGCGCCGCCTGTGGTTGTTGTTCCATTACCACCAGCACCACCGCCGCCACCGCCACCGCCAGCACCATAATTAGGAGGTCCAGCTCCAACGCCACTACCTCCGTTATTTCCTTGAGAAGGACTTGTTGATGGTGTATTGCCAGTTCCTCCAGAAAAAATAGTAACTCCGTTTACACCAGCCCCTCCTCCCGAACCACCGTTTTTTCCGGCTAATCCACTTGGGGTGTCGCCACCTGCGCCGCCGCCGTTAGAGGTAACTGTACTAAAAACACTATTTTGACCATTTGTAGCAGCCGCCCCTCCTGCGCCTATGGTTATGGTGTAATCCGTGCCTGCTGTAACCGAAAACCCTGAAGCAACCCTAAACCCTCCGGCTCCTCCACCACCGCCGTTATAAGAACTTCCAACCGCGCTTCCACCTCCACCACCACCAGCGACAACCAAATACTCAACCTCTGTAACACCAGTAGGGCATGTCCACGTTGAGGTAGCCGTAAAGGTTTGGATGACGGTGTAGCTTTGAAAAGGCCAGATTCCTTGTCGCTGAGCAATAAACTGCTCCATAAGCGACCAGACACCTTTGGCTGAGGATGTAGTCGGTATGTTTGCTGGGCCTATGACCCCACCGTTACCTCGCGGCATTAGCTTATCTCCTCATAAGAGATAACAATCTGAAGATCACTTGCGCTGCCAGCCGTTGCTCCAATACTCCGATCTTCTTCAACGTAGATATAAGCATCCTTGTCGATCACTACTAAAGTCGCGTCAGCAGGAACCGCTACTGTTGAGCAGATTGCTGTAGCTGTTCCACCTAGTGCAGCAGCAGAGTAGTAATTAATCGTGATGTCAGCGTTTGCCGTTCCGTCTATGTTGGCAACGTAAAGACTGTTGATCTTTAGCACCTTGCCAGAGCTTGCAGCGTTACTAAGCACAGACGTTGCTGAGGTCGTTGTAAGGTTCACGGTTGCACTCTTGCCCGTGATCGTCGTCGGTGAAACTAAATTAGGTGCTGCCATTTTTTATCCCCAAATCATTGCAGTCATGATGCCACCAGAAGCACCGCCGCCGCCACCCGGAACGTTTACAGTCACAGCCGAGCCGACTGCTGTGGCTGTTACACCAGAGCCGGTGAAGTTGAAAGAAGTAGCGCTTGCGGTAATGGAAGTGCCTTCATCTAACACGGCTATAGAGGCTGCACCAGAAGCCCCGGTAGGGCCTGTTGCGCCGGTCGGCCCGGGCACTGTCGAGGCATCACCCGTGGGCCCCGTTGGGCCGTTCGCCCCTGCGGCCCCAGTCGGTCCGGTCGGGCCGGGGATCGTACTGGCAGCACCCTGAGCGCCGGTGGGCCCCGTTGGTCCGCTGCCCGAAGGGCCTGTCGCACCGGTCGGTCCTTGATAGCCGTCGAGCACTCGGATATTGATCGCAACACCAGAGGATGGAGCCGTAACGAAGATGACGTTAGCACCAGAAACCGTGTAATCGGTTGTCGGTGTCTGACTAATACCATTCAACAAAACAAGAATGGATGTGACCGTGATTCCCGCCACGGCAGCGTAAGTCGTTGTGGTTCCGTCGCCCGTATAGGAGTAAGTCTGAAAACCCGTTCCAATTGCAGACGCAGGGCCTGTGGGACCCGTTGGCCCGATATTCCCTTGTGCGCCCTGACTGCCGGTGGGCCCTGTTGGACCGGCCACCGTACTAGCAGCCCCTGTTGGGCCAACATCCCCCTGTGCCCCGGTGGGCCCCGTCGGTCCGGCAACGGTACTTGCAGCGCCTGTAGGGCCGGTTGGCCCAACCCCCGCGGAGACGTTTACTGTAACCGCATCACCAACGGACGTAGCCGTGACACCAGATCCTGTGAAATTAAAGGATGTAACGCTTGCTGTTAGCTGAGTGCCTTCGTCTGAGACTGAGATGGCACTGCCACCACCCCCAGCAGGCCCTGTGGGCCCCGTAGCCCCAGTCGGTCCAGTATTCCCTTGAGCACCGGTCGGTCCGGCCACAGTGCTTGCCGCCCCAGTTGGGCCGGTGTTGCCCTGAGCGCCGGTTGGACCCGGAACCGTAGAAGCCGCTCCGGTGGGGCCCGTGGGTCCGGTCGCCCCGGTGCCGCCAGTGATCGAAACTGTGACAGCATCACCGACTGCCGTTGCAGTGACTCCTGAGCCTACAAAGTCAAACGATGTGACATTCGTAGTAAGCGTCGCGCCTTCTTCCTTAACCGTGATTGCGCTTCCGCCTCCGGCAGGCCCGGTCGGGCCCGTCGGCCCGGGAACCGTAGATGCAGCGCCAGTGGGGCCAATATTTCCCTGAGCACCCGTAGCCCCAGTGGGTCCGGGCACTGTGCTTGCTGCGCCCGTCTCACCGGTGGGCCCCGTTGGGCCAGCCACCGTGGATGCCGCCCCGGTGGGGCCTGTGCTTCCAGTGGCTCCCGCTACCCCTTGAGCGCCGGTTGGACCGGTCGGGCCGACAATCTGCCCGGAATCGCCCCACGCAGATCCGCTCCACACATAAAGATGACCGTTAGAAAGAACAATATAAGCATCGCCGGGAGTGTTGCCAGACGAAGGCAGATCACCAACTGTGGCAACCGTTCCCTTGATCGTGATGCCAGCCCCTTGTGCGCCGGTGGGGCCCGTCGCCCCGGTTGGCCCGGGAACTGTGCTCGGTAAGCCCGTGGGCCCCGTTGGTCCGCCCGCTGCACCGGCAGGCCCGGTCGGGCCGATAACGCCCTGATCTACAACAAGGACGATCTGATTTGCGCCAGTAACTGTCGTACTCAATTTGTGACTCCATCAGATCTGACAAGGAATAACAAGAAGATGATGAGATCCTGCGCCGGAGTTGATCCGCTTGCGGGAATAGCGATTTTGATGTTCCCAGAGAACCCAACCGGGTTGTTTGCGTTTATGTCGAGCTGAACATCCGTCGACATGACCGACCACGCCGACTCATCAATCACCAGTGTGAAGGAGCCGTTAGACAGGTCTTGATTAGTAATGGTCAGATTGACCGGTGAGGGTTCTGGAGTGTAATCGGCTATGTCGAATGTGAGACCGTAGCGCGAGTCTCTAACATTGGAAAGCTGCCGACGTAGGATCTGGCTCGTAACCGTAGAACCAAATAAATTTCTGGGTGTGCCGTCGAAGTTATTGAGAGTTAGATTCCAATACGTCCGCTGGTTGTAAACCAGTTCACCGGCAATGATTTGATTGTCAAAACCGCTGACCTGCGTCAGGGTATTTTTTGAAAAGACGGCCACGTTTCCCTCTACTCGGTAAGTGACGTTCGCTAGGCACTCCCAGCAGAACGATGGGCTGTCGTGTTTTTTATTATTTTATGCGGGATTCTCCAACTCCGCAATGCGCCGCTTCAAGTCTTGAATTTCCTTGAGCAGAGGAACAATCAACTTTGAATAATTGATGCCTCTCAAAACCTTTTCGCCATTTATGATGTCGTAGTAACAAATCTCTGAATTGACGGTCTCGGCATCTTCAGCAATCAAACCGTAAGATAAATCACCGTCTTTTTGGTCGGTGAGGTTCCCTTCCCTATCTCTTGCTCGGTAGTAAAACGAAACCGGCTGAAGATCATAAATCCATTGAGCATTTGCAAGTGGCTGAATATCTGTTTTGGTCTCTCTCAGAGAACTGACATAGCCGATCAATCCAGTGTTATCAACGTAAACATCTCGATTAGTTCCTCCGACTGTCGCGGAGTAAACGCCGGGAACCACAGCATTGCCAGACGATGTAAGCGTCAGGTAAGCAGTGCCAGAGTTGATGCTCGCGCCCGTTCCGATAACCACGCCGCCATCGACTACATCAGAGATGTTAGCCGCAATAAAGTATTGCTTAACGTCTCCAGCAGATCTTAAAAGAACTTCAGGAATGCCCTTTTGCAGTTTGAGATCGCCTTTAGCGAGCAAGGTAGATCCGTTCCACGTTAGGTTTGCCGAACCGTCAAAAGTATTAGATGTGTTGTATTGGATGCTTGTGGTTACGCCTCCGGGTGTTGCATTCGCCCCCGTCGGGCCTGTCGGGCCGCCCGCTCCAGTAGGGCCGGGAACCGTTGACGCTGCTCCGGTGGGCCCCGTCGGGCCGACATTCCCTTGACTGCCCGTAGGCCCGGTCGGACCGGCAATTCCCTGAGCACCGGTGGGTCCAACATTGCCCTGTGCGCCTGTGGGCCCGGTTGGGCCGACACTCCCCGCAGCGCCCGTTGGCCCAACATTTCCTTGAGCGCCAGTGGGGCCCGTCGGTCCGGGCACAGTAGATGACGCACCCGTGGGCCCTGTTGGACCGGCAATCGAGGAAGCCGCGCCCGTGGGCCCTGTTGGCCCCGGTACGGTGGAGGCAGCGCCGGTGGGGCCTGTATTCCCCTGAGCCCCGGTCGGGCCGGTATTCCCTTGAATGCCTTGTGCTCCGGTGGGCCCTGTCGGACCGGCAACCCCGGTGGGGCCGGTCGCTCCCTGCAAGCCTTGCGCCCCGGTGGGGCCCGTTGCCCCGACGTTACCCTGCGCTCCGGTGGGGCCCGTGGCTCCCTGAATGCCTGTGGGCCCCGTTGGGCCGGGAACCGTGGAAGATGCCCCGGTAGCGCCGGTCGGGCCGATATTGCCTTGCACTCCGGTGGGCCCCGTTGGGCCCGGAACCGTTGAGGCAGGCCCTGTGGGCCCAGTCACCGAGGCTCCCGTGGGCCCCGTTGGGCCGGGTACTGTGGATGAGGCTCCCGTAGCGCCCGTGGGCCCTGTTGGTCCGCTTCCCGCGCCGGTGGGTCCAATCGGGCCCGTCGGTCCGGTCGGACCGCCCGCAGGCCCTGTGGGGCCCGTCGCTCCGTCTCGGATACTTGAAATCACCATTGAGTTTGTAGCCGAACAACCACCTTGACTTGCAGTCACCGAGACTGTTTTTGCAGTGCTAGGCGAGAAAGCAGACAGAACAAAAGTATTGGTTGTGGAAGCCTGTAAAACGCCGTCTACACGCCACTGCCACGTTGGGCTTGTAAAGGTACTTGTCGCTGTAAACGTGATCGTAGAGGGCGATACAACACCAGCAGAGGACGTTATAAATTGAACAGCAGTTGAACTAAGACTTACAGTTCTAACGCTTGTGTCCCATACCACTGCGGAGGATGTTGCGCTAACAGAAGAAGCTGATCCGTTGCTAGCGATGACTCGAAAATAATAAGTGCCGGATGGAAGCGTTAGGTCTGTAAAGACCTGTGAAACCAATGGAGTGTAAGGACTGCCATCAATTGTGTTGGTTGTCTTGATTAGGTTCCAATCCGATGAGGATGGAGTCGCAACCGTCGTGTAGTACAGCGACATCAACAACACTCGACCGGTAGCCGGAACATTAGCAACCATGCTAAATACCGGAGGATCAGCACAGGGAGCGGGTGCATACGGTGGCACGTTGTAGAGCCACGGTGTCCCCGGAGTCGAGATGTACTGAGAAGAAGGGATGCCAGATGCCGGAGCTTGTGTGTATTGGCTGATTGATCCCGCAGTCGGATCTGCGTAAACGGTTGCCGAGTATTCCGTAAGTTCTAGTGCCGCGCCGAGGTTGCCATCTGGTGTCGTAGCCTCGTTGACTTTCATGACTCGGAAGAGTTTGTTAGTCCATCCGTAGTCTGAGTTTGTAATGTCTACAACATCACCCGCATCAACCTGAATCGCAGGGTAAGCCGCAGTAATCGAAACTAATAAGTCCTCTCTGCTCTGCAAAAGCCGACGATTGGCAAGATACTTAACTTGCACCGAATCGTTGGTCATCTCTAGTCGATAAGTCTCTTTGTTCCTCGGCTCGTTGGCATAAAGAGAACCGGCTGGAAGCTCTGCAAATACGATGTCTGGCTGATCTCGCGCTTCTTTACTTGCGAAGTCAATCTCAATCTGGTTGATTTGTTGGTTGATGTCGGTGGTGCTAACCCGAATGTCACCGATTAGATTTGTGTCGTTAAAGGAGAAGCTAGAAGCCTCGGCTTTATTGACGACAATCGACCACTGACCAGAGGCAGCGTTGTAGGTCATCCAACTGTCGCAAGCCTCGATAATTTGCTCGACGTTCTCTAAGATTGGTCGAGCCGTATCAACAACACCGTTGATCCTATATCTCGCTTGACTGCTCGTGCCTCCAGATGAGTTCGTGTAAGAAATGAGCGTATCTGAGTAAGTGTTAAGCGTTGCCGCGCTGGCAGAATCGACTAAACCCGTCATGCCTGCGCCGTAACGTGTGTCGGTCATGTAGTCGTACCAGACATCCCCGGGCTTAGCTGCGCCGGTTCCGTTTAGATACTGAGAACACTTGAAAGTAAGAGGCTGCAAACCAGTTAGTCCGGCATCCCTGTTATAAGTCATCCTCACAATGGCAAATGCCAAACCGTTCATTCTTCTTCCGGTGGAAGGCCATTGCAAAGCAGGATCAATACCCGCCGGTTCAGAAGGCCCCATTACATCCCACGGATAACTTAGCGAATTAACCCTTGTGATATTTCCAGAGTTATCAGATGTATATAAATAAATCTGAAATCTATTGTCAGCCGCCACTGCGTCATCTATGTTTCCATTGCCATCAACAAGACTTTCGACATTTGGACTTGAAGATGATTGAAAATTTACTTGCCGGTCACCGTACCAAAAATCTGTCGTGTCAAAAGAAAACTGTCCGTTATTGCTAATACTAGAGATTGCAAGAACATAAAACATTACCTTTTGATCGGTAGACAACACCGCATCGACAAAGGTTCCGCCGAGATAAGCATCTCCGTACACAATCGGCACAGAATAATTAGCCGCTGGAGGAAGTTGTTGTCTTACACCCGCATCCTGAGCATTTGAGCTTTTATTTCCGAAGGCCTTAGAGACAACGACAGAGGTTGCAAACCGAATCGCCGCGGTTGCGGCCATAGCGCCCAAACTGCTCGCAGCGAATACACCCGCTTCTACAAGTCCCGCGACAATAATGGATGCTGGCATGATCTACTCTCGAAAGAATGTGGCTTGCAAAGGTCTGTATTTATATTTTGTATAGTCAATCTCAGGGCTGGACGGCATTAGGCTTGTACACACAATGTCTATCTTTTTTTGATCGAGAAGGTTTTGAGCAAGCTGGTTAAACCTTAACCAAAGTCGACCTCCGACGCTTGTGCTTCGGTATTCAGGCATGACCCACCACGCCACTTCGTGAAGCTCTCGTATGTATCGGTTCCAGAAGTTCCTTGAGACATAAGCCGCAAGAAATCCTCTCAGGTTATCGTCGACAAGCACAAAGCCTCTGCCGTTCATCATTTGATCGAACAAGTTTTTCACTTGATCTTCGTTCTGTTTTTCTTGCAGTGCTTTTACGCCTGCCTCTTTTGCGTACTCTTTCATCATCTCTAACAGATGGGGCATGTCGTATTTTGTTGCGTATCTCATAAACCACCACCTGATGTGTCCACTTCGACTGACGATCCAGCATTGGGATCTGATAGTCCTCCAGACTGAGGGGGAGCGCCGAAGTCAAAGTATTGCCCGGTGATTGCGTCGACTCGATCCATACTCGCATCGGATGGATAAATTGCTCGCCATGTATTCTGGTTTGTCCTGATGCCAGAGATTTTATTTTCTAAGATGGTTCTGAACGAAGCGCAAGAGATTGAGCAGCTGACCGTTCTTGATCGGTTCTCTTGATCGAAATCCTCACTCAAACTGACACTGTTCACAATCCCCTGATAACGCTTGAAGAACTGCGTTGTAGGGCTTGTGATGATCTGGTAATTAGAGTCGAAGAATCCCCTCCAGATCTCGACCGTTGAGCCTTTTATATTGTTGGCAAGAATGAGAGAAACGTTGGTCGGGTCAATCCCTATCAGACTAATAATCATGTCATCAGAGGTCGCTTTCAGATCTCTCTGCACATCGCCGACAGAAAGAAGGCTTCCCAATCCGGTAAACGTGATCCCAGAAACAGTGATAGATGCTGCTGCACTGCAAAAGGTGTAAGTGTTAGTGCTAGTGACCAACCTTACGAATTCTGAATGCGTGATTGACGCTGAGGAAAGCGCCGCTATAGCTGTGCTCATTGGACGTTTTCCCTGAAAACAAAGTCGTTATCCCAATCGACAAATGCGCCGCTTGTCATTGGTCTTAGAGTGTAAGTCGGGCATGTCTCAGCCACAACATTAAACGTGCAGGCAGCGCCTACAGCCGTCAAAGTTCCGGTGGATGGAGTTCCTATCACTGGTCGGTGTAATGTAACGCTAACGGTCGATCCTGAGCCTCTCAAGACCTGTGCTGTGACTTTATATGGATAGTTTCCGATCTGAAGGAAGTCTCCCGCAGCGAATACAACTGTCGAGGATGCAACCGCAGGAAGATTGCCGACTGAGATCGTTGTCGCGTTAGGAGCAGGAACGCTCGCAAGCGTTAACGCCGAGGCTTGTCCTGAAGTGAGACCACCTTTGTACTCGGTGAACCATTGAAGCGTTGTAGTGTTGAACGTGATGTTCGCTGCGGTTTGTCGGTCTAAGTTATCAATCGTCTGGATAACATCTCTTACTTGAGGGTAGTACAGATAAGAGTGAGGCTTGACTGTAAACACCCACGGAACTGCTGTGACATACAGAGCCGTTCTAACTTGTCCAGAGCGTGAGTATTGCTGCCCAACCATCCTTCGGTTATTAACCGTGATGCTTTGCGAAATGTCTAGAATGGTCTGGAAGCTCATGTTCTACCTCGGACGCTTAATGATTTGTTGGCGTATTGATTCGCCGCCCACACAGCCTTAGAACTGCCTAAAAGCCGATCCTCAAAAGACTTTACGTCGATAGCTTGAATGTTGTAGTTGACAACCGTTGAGCCAGCTTGAGCCATCATGCCGTTAGGAACGATTGTTCCGCTTGCTCTAGGAACAAAAAGCTCAGGGCCTTTTTCCCCTACGATATAAGGCTCTCCAGATGTTACAGGGCCTCCATTTGCTCGAAACATATTGAAAAAACTGCTCAACATACCCGCGCTAGCATCTGATTTAGGAAAGATTGCGTCAAACAAATTATTGAGTGATCGTGAGGCGAATTTTTGCAACAGACTAGAAAGCACATTCTTAAACGCATCAGTTGCCTTACGGCCAGAACCAAACGCACCAACAATCTCAGCGCCTAAGCTCTTGAACCCATCCCGAAGATCCTCAAGCATGAGTTCCATTTCGGTTTTTGCAGGCTTCATGCTCTTGTTGTAATCCTCAAATGCTTTACCTAAGATCATGTAATACTCTTTAGCGTTAACAAATCCTTTTTCAAACGCCTCATCAAGACTCTGCACTCGATTCTCAAGAATCTGTAATGGTGAAAGCGCACCATCTACTTGCTTTCTCCAATACGCCCATTCATCAGCATCCTTTGCCAGTTTCTTTCCTGCGCTAGAGACTTCGTCGACAAAGTCTTTGACCAGTTCCTTACGGTCAGCGCCCATCGCTTTTTCGGTCTCGGTTCTGATCTTGTCAAAAACATTCTCCATCGTGTCGCTGGTTGATTTATCTAGCTTCAGCGAAATCAAGATGGTCATCTTCTTAACGCCAGCTTCGCCTGCGGCTTTTCTAGCCTCAAACATTGAGGACATTTCCTCGCCTTCAACAAGACGGCGAATCTCTTTGTTTAGGTTCTCTAAATAGCTTTGCGCGGCTTTACCAGCAGACTCAATGTTTTTCCGACCCTCTCTAATTGCACTGCTTTGCGCTGAAGTTAGTTTCTCTGTGGCTTCCGTGGCTTTTGTGTAAAAGCCCATAAACTGTGTGAACCACTTTCTTCCTTCGTCCGTAGCCTTGCTTAAATCAATCTGCAAGCCCGTTACATAGTTCCTGACGCTCTGTATAGAAGCCGAACCAGATTCAAGCCCCTTCAGCGTGTTTAAAAGTCTTCCAGCCTCATCCTCAGCAACGTTTAGATCTTTTGCTAAAGAGCTTGCAGCCCATCCTGCCGTCTTAGGAATAAGACCGAAAAAGAATTTGTTGTATTCGTCGCCTAGAGCTTTAGCGGACGATTTGATCTCGTCGCCAAACTTCATGCCCGATAAATTCCGCATCTGCTCGTAGAGCTTTTGCAGGGCTGGTGCTGCATCCTCGTTGTAGATCTCGGACAGCTCTTTCAACGACATTCCAGCTTTGTCGTTCATGTCCGTAAACGCTTTTCCAGCGTTATCTACATCCTCAAGGATCTGCTGAAGCGATCTCAGCTCGACACCCATCGCAACAAGCGCCGCCTTGAATGCAGGGATGGCAACCGCAGCCAACGTCCCTAAGATGACACCGACTAGACCAAAGCCAGAAAGTAATTGTGGAAGCTGTTGTCCCAGTGCAGTAAGTGCGCTTTGTCCAGATCCAACTTGCACCGCAAAGTCTTGAACCTGATAGCCTATATTTCTTGCTTGATCGGCAAACTGTTTCTGAGAATTACCCGCGCTTTTCAGCGAGTCATCGTAGCCTTTAGTCTGCTGCTCGATATTCTTAAATGATTGGCCGAGCTCTTGAGCTTTACGTTTGGCTTCGTCGGCATTTTTCTTAAACTCTGCGCTTTCAAGTCCTAGACCAACTTGCAGCGCTGCAATCATCTTACCGGCCACGATTTCCCCCTAGTATTTCCAGATACTCTGCCTTGAATCCCGGCAAAGTGGTGAACGTTAAAAAGTCACGCTCTTGTCTTGTCATGTTTTCTGGAGGGATAAAGTATTCCTCCAAATGCGGGAAGAACTCGGTCGGCTTAGATGTTTTCGCTCCTTTTGACCACGAAGCAGCAAAGTTATAAACCAACGACATCAGATGCGACATAAAGATCAGGTTTTGCCTTCCACCGATCAATCCGTCGCGCCACATCAATTCTAATGCTTGAACGGTCGCTACATCAAGACTATCAAATACTTCCGGGCTTTGACCGTTAAAGATTGCCGCAGCCCTTATCTGGTGATATAGCGACCCTGTCAGTTTTTTTTCGTTGTCTCGTAATCAGGATTGACAACAGACTCAATGGATTTCACAAGCTCCGTTATCTCAACCTCGGATAGCGTGTCTGCGATGTCCTCGTAAGAAAGGGCAAACAAATCGTCGCCTTCCTTGAATCCGACTAGAGAAATCATCGCAATTTCACGCATCTTTTTGATGGCCGTGAATCTTGCTGTTGACTTCATGCTCACGCCCTGCACCTTAACGTCATTTTCCAATACTTCTATGCCATCATCAGTGGGGCTGCAAAACTGCCACAGCGAATCTATAAGCGTTTTATATTCGCCGTCGATAAGTTCTTGAGGAGGCTTCTTGAGCTTGTCCATCAAGTTTTTCATCTCGTTTCTGGTCGGCAAATAGACCTCAAGATTTTGATCGCCAAACTTGATCTGTCGATATTTTTGCCGCTGAAAACCACCCAATCTTTCTTGTAATTTCATTTTGTCTTTGACCTTTGTTTTGATGCCCACGCGTCTAAATTTTTACCGAGACGCTCCGCAAGCGACGCTAGAACTTGTGGAACGGCAGATTGAAAGTTATTCCTGATAAAAGGCTTGCCCGGTGTTTTTGCAGTGCCGTATTCCATAGCCTCTGCTGCGGGTCTATATTCGCCTTTCTCATCCTTGTAATTAACACCAACATCGACATAACCGAACGCAACGGTATTGGGCGAAAGATACTTGCGCTTTTTATCTTTGCCAGTGGCAACCTTTGCGCCCTTTCTGATCTTGATCTTCAGTTTCCCGGTATCTACGGGTGCGCCAGCCTTAATTTTTGTTTTGGCTGCCTCCATAGCTTCTCTGAGAGCCGGTATAAGAGCTCGTTTGGCTTTTGTTGTGCCAAATTCCTCTTGTAGATCTAAAAGAACTCTCTCAAATTCTTTTAGACCTTTAACCTCTATCGTTGGCATTGGTGACGATGCGCTTGAAGATCTGATCGTTTAGTTTCAGGACGTAATCAACTATTTCATCCGGTGACATGCAGTCCGCGTGATTAGCTGCAATCTGATGGCACAGCGAAATGTTGATGAGCCGTTGTTGTGGATACCCAAACCAGTTCTTAGCACCGGTTTGAGCCTGAGTAATTAGATAGCTCAGTAAATCGTCACTCGCTCGCTGCATATTGCCTCATCACGTTGAGACAAACAGCTTCATCGGCTTCGGCTTCCTGTAAGGCGGCATCCACCTCTTGAAGGGTAAAGGGATGGCCTTTAGCGTACTGGTGGAGATCGCCGTGGTATCCCTTCATGCCCTCAAGAAAATCAGACATTGTTTGACCAGCCATATTGATTACCCCTCGGATGAATGGTGAATGTCACCTTAGCTTCAGCACCGGGAGCAGGATCAACCGTCCACTGGCTTACACGTCCGTTGAAAGCGTAGTAAACGATGTTTGTGCCATCCGTTGCTGCGATAACAAACGTGCGATCAATCGTGCCGTTGTACGCATCGCCGCGAAGCAAAAGAAGGTTAGTGTCGGCAGGATTCCACGCCGCTACCACCGTCATGCTTGTAGGCGCAGACTGAACGGGGATCTTGTCAGATTGACGCGAGCCAGCGACCGAGAAGTTAGCAACCGCATCATCTTGCCCGAATGCAGGAATCGCCTCTACAGGCACAAGATTGGCTGAGACAGCGATAGCCGCGACGCTTGCAACCACAGAAAGGTTTGCAGTCGTTAGCGGGGTTGGGGTTGCAGTTGGTTGGCAATAGAGCGAGGCGCTAAAGCCGGGTAAAACTTTATTAGGAAGAGCCATTTTTCACCTCACGCAGGAATGTCTAAAGTGCAATCAAGAACGATTTGATTTAATTTGCTGTCATTGTCGTATGTGTGAAAGAGCCAATCTACATCGACCTTTGACACAAAAAAAAGACCGCCGAAAGTACCTTGATAACCGTGTAGCGCATCCACAATCTGCTGCGCCTTACTAAAACAATTCGCCATCAACTGAGCAAACACTGTAGCCTGAAACACCGGTCGATCTATACCCTTCACCGACTGCGGCCCCGTATACACCGGCTGATGAACGTCTCTGAGTTGCCACGTTACAAAAGTCGGTTCGCTTGCAAAGTTACGGTTAAACACTGCATAAACTGGAGTCGGCGTACAAACTGTGACTAGTTGCGCTTGTATCGCCTGAGCATAAACAACCGCGCTATTTTGCCCCATATCAGACCGCCACGCTAGGTTCGTTTCTGTAACAAGTCAGCGAGACCCATTGTCTGTCGTCGTGCTCGTAAACCTCTGCGATTCGCCAACTGTTACCTCTAAACGTAATCGAGTAATCCTCTTGATTATCCGAGATCGTCCGCATATTCGGCGTGTAGTTCACAATGAAGTCCATCATGTTGTCGTATTGCCTGAACTTCTCTAGCGTGCGAATCCGATTGTGAACCGACTTAGTTTTTGCTCGCGTCTTAAACCACAGCGTCTCGACTGTCGTTTGCTCACCTAAATTCGTGATGGTGAACGACAGATTATTAATGCTTATCTCGTCGACGCGTAAGACCATTCTTAGCTCACATTACGAGTGGCTTGTACACGCGCAAAAGCTGATCCACTGCAAAAGGAATCTGTTTTAGATTCTCAGCGGATGTGGCCGAGCGGTTGTTGTACAAGTGAGTGAGAAGCATGAGCCCCGCTTGTTTGACAACGGGATACTGACCGATTACCGAGCCTTGTAAGGTGTACTGACAAAGCATTGGCGCAGTCACATAAGTGTTGATATTGTTGGGAACCTCGAAGAGAACAACTTTATTCCCTGTTGGATCGTAGTAATAGTTTGAGCTTGTGATCGTCGTTAAGACCGGAGGATTTAGGTCGTTGTAATACTTGATCCAATTTATTGTCACGCCGTTCTGCGAGACTTCGGGTAGATCAAGGCTTACAGGTGCAGCCATAAGCCCTGAGATCATGTAAGAGGCCTGATACGTCACATTGAAGATTGGGACACCTAAGTAGTCCTCAATCGCCATTCTTGTAGCGAGTTCTAACTGACTTAGATAATCGTCTTGCGATTCGTCCTGAAACAAATTCAACTGATTGGTTATTTCCTCAAACGTCAGCCATTGAGTAACCGGATCTCGGGTGCTCTGAATGACCTTCGAGTAGTTGAACGGGTTTCTAGAACCCGCTCCGAAGTTACCTTGCAGTTGGCTAGGCATGATTAAGTTCCAATGAGCCGAACGCCAGCAGTTACATCACGAACGGTCGAGACCATCCGCTTCTCAGCATAGATCGTAATCGTTCCGGGTTGGGTCTGCTCCATTCTCTGAAGCGTCATCTCTGAATGATCGACGATCCACATAAA